TAATACGGCGATCGATGGCATCAACCTGGTAATCAAAGGAATCAACCTAATCAAGCCAGGTGCGGACATTGGATCCATTGGCAAGATCGGGGCAACTAGCGGCGGTGGTAGTGGTTTCAGCGGTACGACACCAGGCGGGCAATCCTTTGCTGGCGGGATTACTGTGCCGAAAATTGCAGTGCCAAAAATTACAGTGCCAACTGTGAAAACGCAAGCAGCTGCGGCAAGCGCGCCAGTCATTAACTTGAATGTTTCGGGTGCGATAGACAAAGAGGGCACCGCGCGCACCATTGTTGAAACGCTGAACAATTCCTTCTATCGCGGCGGCGGTGGCGGCGGCAATAGCCTGGTCGTAGCATGACCAACTGGAATCCAGTTTGGCAGGTGCAGATCGATGGCGTTTCCTACACGAGCGCAATCCTTGCCAATCTTTCCATCACTAGCGGCCGGCGCAACATCTATGAGCAAGCCAGCGCGGGATTTAATAACCTGGAGTTGCTAGATGTCAATCAGGCGATCATTCCAGTGGCGATCAACTCAACCGTGTCAGTTTCCATTCAAAACACGGCAGCGGTATTGGTGCCGATCTTTGGCGGTAATGTGGTGGACATCGGCCTTTCAGTCCGCGATGTCGGTTCAACGATGTTCACGCAGACTTACAACATTACATCGCTGGGCGCGTTGGCAAGGCTGCCAAAAGTCCTGACCGATGGAGTGCTGGCGCAAGACTTTGATGGCGATCAGATTTACACAATACTCAGTGAAGTTTTATTCGACTCATGGGCAGAAGTTCCAGGGGCAGAAACCTGGGCAGCCTATGACCCTTCCGTCACCTGGGCAACGGCAGAAAACTCAGGGATGGGCGACATTGACCGACCTGGAAACTATGACCTAGCGGCGCGTACATCTGACCGCGTTGATGTGTATTCGCTAGTCAGTGCTTTAGCAACTAGCGGACTTGGCTACATTTACGAGGATGCACAGGGGCGAATCGGTTACGCGGATTCAACTCACCGCAGCACATACCTGGCTGCCAACGGATACACCGACCTGGATGCAAATCACGCAAAGGCCGCTGGGCTTTCCATAATCACCCGCGCAGGTGATGTCCGAAACTCTTTGACCATCAAGTTCGGGGCAACAAGTAGCAGCGAAGTGAGCGCATTAGATTCGCCATCGATTAGCACCTTTGGCACGCTGGCTCAGATCATCACGACAACATTGGCGAACTCATCAGATGCCGCAGCGCAGGCCGCCTTCTACCTTGCACTTCGCACGCAGCCTTTCGCGATCTTTAACGAAATCACCTTCGATCTAACTAACCCTGAGTTAGATGATGCCGACCGTGATGCCTTGCTAGGTGTTTTCATGGGTCAGCCGATAGCACTTACCAACCTGCCGCTTAACATGAACGCGGGAACCTTTCAGGGCTTTGTTGAAGGCTGGTCATTTAGGGCTTCATACAATCAACTTTCCATCACCTTATTTGTGACACCGCTGGCCTACTCATTGCAAGCAATGCGCTGGAACGATGTACCAGTGACAGAAACCTGGGCGAGTGTCATACCAACTTTAGAGTGGCAATACGCAACAATAGTGGCATGAGAAAAGGAAAATAAATGGCGAATCCGACAACAAACTACGGCTTTGTTTTACCAACGCCGACCGACTTAGTCACCGACCTACCAGCCGACTTTGATGTGGCGTTGCAAGGTGTTGATACGCAAATGCTAACAAATGCGAATGCGGCGATCGCCAAAACAATCGTTGATGCAAAAGGTGACATCATCGCGGCAACGGCAGCCGATGCGGTTTCGCGCCTAGCGGTCGGCGCAAACAACACAATCCTTACTGCAGATAGCACAACGGCAACGGGATTAAATTGGGCAGCACCCGCTGGACCATACTTCTCGGGCAACTTAACAACGGTATCGACTGCAACACTCACCCAAACAATCGGGACAGGAATTTATACGGCCTTTGCTTCCGCACCTGTATCTGTAACAGTCGGGGCAAATGTGACGAACCTTTTAACAGATACGCCAAAGAGTATTAACATCACGGCGGCAGGTACTTCGATGGTCGTGGATGCACCTGTCGCGGGTGTTACTTGGACGCAACGCACCTTGCCCACCAGTACTACTTGGCGTTCAGTAACCTTCGGTGGTTCCATTTTCGTTGCGGTAGCAAGCAGTTCCTCCATTGCTGCAACCTCAGCCGATGGCATCACTTGGACGCAGCGCACACTGCCCACCAGTGCTAATTGGTATTCAGTAACCTTCGGCGCATCAACATTCGTTGCGGTCGCACAAGGTTCCTCCATTGCTGCAACCTCAGCCGATGGCATCACCTGGACGCAGCGCACACTGCCCACCACTGCTGATTGGTATTCAGTAACCTTCGGCGCATCAACATTCGTTGCGGTGGCACGAAGTTCCTCCATCGCCGCCACCTCAGCCGATGGCATCACCTGGACGCAACGCACCTTGCCCACCAGTACTACTTGGCAATCAGTAACCTTCGGCGCATCAACCTTTGTTGCGGTAGCAAGCAATTCCACCATCGCTGCAACCTCAGCCGATGGCATCACTTGGACACAACGCACCTTGCCCGTTAGTGCTAATTGGAATCCAGTAACCTTCGGCGCATCAACCTTCGTTGCGGTCGCACAAAGTTCCACCATCGCTGCAACCTCAGCCGATGGCATCACTTGGACGCAGCGCACACTGCCCGTGAGTGCTACTTGGTTCTCAGTAACCTTCGGCGCATCAACCTTCGTTGCGGTGGCGTACAATTCCACCATCGCTGCAACCTCAGCCGATGGCATCACTTGGACACAACGCACCTTGCCCACCAGTACTACTTGGTTCTCAGTAACCTTCGGCGCATCAACCTTCGTTGCGGTGGCACAAAGTTCCACCATCGCCGCAACATCGATCGGTGCATCGCTTCCGATAGCCTTTTCAATCGACGCACCATCAACGACAAACTTCTAAGGATAAAAAAATGCGCTATGAAATAACTGATGACAATGTAGTTTTAGTCTTTAACGATGGCGAGAGTGTGCCGCACTTAAGCCAGCCAGACTATCCAAACCGCGACCCGTGGACAAAGGCCGAGGCGAAAGCGTGGGCAGAAATTTACATCGCTTCACTTGATGAGTCGGATTTATTCTATGCACCAGAAGGCAAAGGATTAGCCCGCAAAGCAAAGCCAACGCCCGAGGAAATTGCAGCGTGGGAAGCGAAAAGACAACTCGAAAAATGATTTATCCGCCAGATACTTCAGCCGCCACGCAAAAGGCGCCACTACTGGCAAGGCTAGACATTACGGCAGACGAAGCAAAGTTACTAATCGGCTGATGATCTATCCGCAAGGCACATCAGCGGCGTTGATTGCAGTGGCGTTGGCTGAAGTCGGCACCGTGGAGACTGGCGAGAATTTGACCAAGTACGGCAAATTTACGAAGGCCGACGGATTACCCTGGTGCGGTTCATTTGTTAATTGGTGCGCACACCAGGCAGGGGTCAAGATTCATTCAGTCGTTGGCACTGCCATTGGGGCGCATAAGTTCAAAGAGGTGAGCCGCTGGTCGAACATGCCGCAACTAGGTCACCTGGCATTTATGGACTTTCCACATGATGGCGTTGATCGCATTTCACACATCGGCATTGTGGTGGGGCTAATCGATGGAAAGAGCTGCATGCTAATTGAGGGCAACACCAGCGGCAAAGGCGATCAGCGAAACGGTGGCATGGTGATGATTAAGGTGCGAGAGTACGGCGCGGGCAAAGTGATCGTTGGCTTTGGTGTGCCAAAATTCGTTCCGTATGCAGGAAAATTTCCAGTGGTTAAACTACCAACGGGCACCAAGAAGGGTAAGAAGAAATGAATCAAATCAAACAGGTAGCGGCATCATGGGCGCGCTCATTCCTGGCAGCATCATTAGCGGTCTACATGACGGGGGAAACAGATTTGAAGGCGATTTTGCTGGCTGGTGTAGCGGCAATTGCACCTGTGATTTTGCGCTGGCTCAACCCAAAAGATTCGGCTTTCGGGCGTAGCGGCGAATGAACGTTGCTGAGTGGGCTGCGGTAAGCGGGGCAGCCTTAGGGTTAGCAGCCGCGGTCTACTCAGCAATCAAGGTGATGGTTAAATCAATCCTGATGGAGTTCAGACCCAATGGCGGCAACTCATTAAAAGACCAAATAAACCGCATCGAAGCGCGGGTTGACCTACTTTATGAGAACTGGCTAATCGCAGGAGACACGCCGAGGCGTAAGCGCAAGCCTTGAATTTGTCGGTCATTAGGTAGACCATTGATTTTAGGTGGTAACGCTTACCGCCTAGATTCGGGAGAAATCAAAATGATGCTAGACCTAACAGACCCCGCAACGCTTGCACGTGTGGTGGGTGCAATTATTGCAATGATTATGACTGCGGCGGTTGGATACGCTGCGGGACACAGAGACGGCAGCCGCGAAGGATACACACGCGGGC